CTGTGATCCAAGTGGCTTGGTTTTTACTCCGTTGTTTTGCATATAACAATGTGCAAAAGCAAAAAGTTTTGCCAAAGGCATAGTCCAAAAAAGTTCTGTAGCTCGCGTGGCATCGTTGTTTGACAACGCCAAGCACATAGCAAGGTATTGGTTTGCAGGGTCGCTTGCCGAAACCCTTAGTTCTTTCCCACATTAACCTCTTCATCGGGAACTACCGCATTTTCAAAACTGCTATTTAGCATTTCGCCTATACCCACCGCAATTTTATTAAAATCTTTTAATTGTATATCATCAGCCCAGTCCATCACTTCACCAACCAAAGACAAGCTTCGCCCATTTGAGTCTTTGACAGAATCTGCGAAAACGAACTCCCTTGCTTTTTTTGATCCCACCGCATGAATCCACATGAAGCACAAAAGCTCAAATTGTGGATGTTGCGATTCCTTACCACTAACCAAGCCTAGATTCAGAAACTCGCACAGAGTAAAACTAGATGCTGTAATTTTATGCAGTTTTACGCCTGCGATTTCGATATAATCATCGTCTACTAATTCTTTAGATACTTTTTTATTACTCATAATATATTCATTTTTTATTAATCTGATTCACTTTTTGCTTTGCCCATCTTTGCCCTGCATCACCGCCCCACAACGCCCACGCAATTCTGCCTGCGGATGGAAATCCTTTTTCGTCTCTTGTGAAACCTTTGCCTTTTTTATCTACTTCGTGACGAGAAAAATAGCTGTGCATACGCTTGACCGTACTATCGCTAAGATTTTTCCTGTTTTTTATGTCCCTTGCTCTAGCTACACCAACTGCTGTACCGCCTCGCTTGTGCTCTGCTCGCCACTCTAATCCTTGTTTGGCTTCTGTAGCCATGCCGTTCGTAGGCTTATGCATCTGCTTTGCGTATTTGTTCAGCAAATTCCTTGTTACCGCTTGGCACATACCACAATCCTGTTTTACCACGAAAGTTAAAAACGCTGTTTGCCTTGTTGACCATATCGATCATCAACTCACGATTTTTTAGGGTAGAAACTGCGTATTTGAAATCCTGCATTTCGTCATATCCTTTTTTTAAAAAAAATGGATCATCATACGCCTTTTTAAAATCTGCGATATTTCTTTTACCGCAGTCAGAGTATTCGTTTATACACCAAGTAAGTGTGACCTTGCCCGATGTCGGGTCTTCTATTTTATGAAATGGCGGGTCTTCATTTAAACTGAATCCACAGCTTACAACAGCGGATGCGAATCTTGTGTCTTTTGTGCGAAAGTAGCGGTCACCCTGTTTCAGAAAGCTCATTATTTAATATTCGGTTTTTTATATATTCGTCTTGGGCTTGATTTATATATGACCCAAGTAATTCGTTTTTTATTGCCAATCTACCATTATGCTCAAATACACATTCGGGAAAAATCTCTTGCACTTCTTGTGCGATAAACCCTGCTCTTAGCTTGGTGGATTCATCGACATCAGAGTTATACCTAAACTGAACAGGACGAAGTTTTTTTACTCGCTCAAGCAGACTTAATTTCTTGGACAAGGTAAGCTAAATCTCCTGTATAACAATCTTCTTCAACTCTTCCACTAAGATCACTTATTTCGTGCTTCAGTCGCTTGTCCGAAGCAGTTCCTTCAACACCTGTAAAACCTGTAATAGATGTCTCGTAGGTTGTGAAATCTTCATTTGATTGATTAGTACGAACTCCTGTAACAATAATAATATCACCAGAAATTGTATCACTTGGATCAGTTCCTTCTGCTCCTAAACTACTAGAAGGTGCTGATTCTGCGTATCCTGTAATTGTTGCAGTTCCACGCTCATCAGCTAAAATCATTCCTGCTGTCTCGCCTGCATTATCTTTTACAAATAGTTCAGTCGCATATCCCATCTCTGCGGATACTGAAGTAGTTACAGTTAATCCTGTTGCATTACTTGTCCCGAAGCTAAGTGAGCTTGCTAATCCTTTTTTTACTGCCATGACTTATAAAATTTTATGTGTTTACCTTCTACCTAAGTTGCGTTGTCAACTCGCAAGACCTCTAGGTTATAATCTCTTTCCCAATGATTGTCAGAAACCTGTGCTCGTATGTCTGCGAGCTTAACTTCGTAGGCATTTAATGTGTTTGCCAAACTAACTGCCGTAAGAGCATCGTATATGGCATTGCCTGCTGAATCCATCTCTGCCTTCGTGTTGCCTGCGTAATGCATTTTAAGCCTAATACCTAATCTGTTATCAAATAAGTTTGTAAGATTAGCCATACGCAAAGTCTGTTGCTCTAAATGCACGCTGACTAAAGAATCTTCGGGCAATGTATCTGATTGCTCGCTTGTACGAACAGACACAAGCCCATCTAGTGATGTAATTAGAATGTCAGCCACTTCTTGCTCAAGTGCTTTGCTCATTTCTTTTTCAACTTTTGAATGATTTGGATAGTAACTAAAGTGCAAGTTAAAAGCCCTGCGACAATTCCAACGATGTGGCTAACTTGACCAATTCCAAATGTTGCAATTGTGCCTAGAACTCCAATTAGTGGCGTTTCATTCATGTCAAAACCTCCAATGCTATGATTACTAAAATAACTACTGTAAATGCTGTTATCACTTTTTGTTTTGTTGTTAATTGTTCAAAGTTTTTCATTACTACTAGGTCTAATTGGGAATGGGGCTTTAGTTAATTTAATTGCCTCTTGCTTGCTACATTTTCGTGCCACAAAAACAGGGATAAATAGATAAGCCACAAGTATAACACCAACTATTACCAAGAGCTTTTTAATTCCGCCTGTAAATGACTCAAACAATCCGTTTTGTCTGCTCATTCCTTTAGCTACCAAAGCTTCTACATCTCCGTGCGAAAGTGCTGTTATAGTTTCCTTTGCTTCTTCTATCTCTTCATTACCTCTAGCTACTTCGCCCACTAATGCACCGCCTGCTCCGCCAAGCCCTGCCCCGATGGGTCCCGCTAAACTGCCTGTAGCTCCGCCCACTAAAGCTCCCGCTGTTGGATAAAACTGCTTCATACTGCAAGAAGTTATATAAAATAATATAGGCATATATAAGATTCTATACATCAGAGCAGGGCAGGTATTAGCTTTGTGTTTTTGTCTATCTCAGAAATGAGCGGAGCGTTAGCGATATATACAGGGCTGAAATCAATTTGCACCGAATTGCTAGCACTAGAGATAATTGTAGAGCCGTCTAATCTGTAAAGTCTGCCACCTGTTAGCACTAGTGGTTCGTTTTTCTTGTTGTCAATTTTTAGGTCAACCTTGGATTGATCTATTGAAATCTGATTTGCGGAAAGCCATGCAAAAGCTTCGAACAGGTTTGAGATGCCATCACTAGACATAAGCTCTGCGTAATACCATGAACCAATTCTTTGTATCTGCGTAAAATTATCCAAGTCGGTTACATCTACATTTATATTTCCGTTATCTAAATCTAGAGCAAACTCTGTAATGCTACTCCCATCTACGCCAAAGGCGTTGTATTCCAAGGCATCTACTTGATTTGCTGAAACCTCCCAACTTGGAACACGACAGGTAACAAAAAATTCCTGTGGTTGTTTCGCGACTACTCCACTTTGGTAGGTTATTCTAACTCTAATAGAATCACCCTCTGCCATCTCTGTTATAAATCCACGGTTTAAAGATGTACTATTTACAACACCATTAAAAACTTCAGAGCTTTGTGTTACATTGTAAACTTGCACTCTTGATCCGACTACCAAATTAGACACAGAATAAGCACCAAACGAGCGAGTGCCCGAACTATCAGTTATTAAGCCTGCGTATGATGTCGAATTAAGCGTAACGCTTCCGCTTGTAGTTAGTGTCCCATTAAAACTAGAAGCATTTAAAGTTATCGTGTTATTACTAATACTAAATGAATTTATTGCAGTAGTATCAAAAATTACATTATACGCCCCTGCATCGATTGTTAAACCATCACGATTGACAAGAGTTTGCGTTTCTCCTGCATAATTATTGACAAGATAGGATTTTGCGATGTCGTAAAATTTTTGTGGAGTGTCTATTGAAGTATACGCATCTACAACTGACCTTGTTGTTTCGGATACTACCAAATCGGGTGTCATTTTAACCGTGCTATGCAAAGTATCGAGTCCAACCAAGTCCTCCGAGAATCCTGTTATTGTCTGATTGTATGCAATAATAGAAAATGGAATTTCTGAATTTGAATTAGTGCGAGAATCAGTTGTGATGGTCTTATTAATGTAATTGATTACCTCGACCAATATTTCTTCTTGTAAATTACCTGTTTGGCTAGTCGCTGTGTAAACCTTGTCATCTGTATCGTCTTGACCTATTGATCCAATCGCTCTGTTACCACTATCCAAATCTTTCGCATAGTACGAATAGGTTAATCCATTACCATCTAAATCCTCGACTGCTAAACTTATAGGTCTGACGCATTTGAGATACATGAAATTATTTCTGCCAGCATCGAGTTCGACCCTTAATCTGTCAGAAAATCCTTTGATGGTAATTGTCTCTCCACTTGATTGAGTTCTAGTAACATTAATTATGTCAAAACCATGCAAGTTTGGACTCGTGTCAAAGTTCTCAAAAGTCAATGGTGGAAATGGCGAATTATAACTTTGGAATCCACCTTTTTTAAATTTAAAAATTCCGACATTCCATCCGCTTTTTGTAAAAATCCTAGACTCCAAAGTTTCACCATCGAAAGTTAAATCGTAAATGTTTATTTTCGCATCGCTCGTAGAATTAGAGGACTCGATTCTGAACTGAGATGTGTTTGTGTTGGATGATCCCTGTTTTGCAAGGTTATAAAAGACCCCACTATTGACTGTGACTGTTGCCCCATTTGCAGTTCGCAAAGTTGCGGTAGTACGAATTATTCCACCATTCCACAAAAATGTAGAACTACCTCCAAACGAAATGCCAAAGAAACGATACATCTGACCAGTCAGATTCTCATTTGGTAAATCAATACCCACTCCGACTGAGTATTTATCTTTTCCATTGGCAGTAGTTTTCACACCTAAATTTAATGTGCCTGTTACTGTGAGTGGATGCCCACTACCTGCATTTATCGCTTGCTTCATGACCTGCAAGGTCTCATAGGCAGGATCAATGCTTAGTGTTCCTTGAACCTCTAAGAAATGAGTTAATGCAATTGTATAAGTAGTGTGGTTTCCACGAACCGTAGTAGTCACTCCTGTCACTCCATTCAAACCACTAAGATCAGTGTCAGTCTCTGTTTGTGTGATCTTGTTACTTGATTCAGAAAAACTCATGCGAAATCCTTTTCTATACTTTCTAATTTTCCACTAGAATCGTATGTCATGCTTTGGGTAAAAACCAATTGACCTAATGCATAGCTTTTAATTTGCGACAAAGCTCCACTTGTGTAAGTAAATGCTTTGCTAGAAATTAAGTTGCTCAGACCTTGATCTGAATACACTTGAATATACGCAAGTGCTCCATCTGCTCCGTAAACTAGCTGTTTGTATTCATCAGTAGGCGAGGATACGGCAAGAGCTTTTAGCTCTTCACCGACCTTTGTCCCAATCTGTCCAAGAATAGAATCCACATCTTACGCTTTCGCTTGATCTAGTGCGTTTGTAAAGTCTGCATATGTACCGATTGGAGCAACCCCGATCTTTAAACCATTTCCGTCGGGCACATTCACAACACTAGCATCTAAATCTTTTATAATTAGGTCAGCGTTTTCATCGCCCAATAACAGCTTAAATCTCTGCTGATCGTTACTATTATCCCAAAGGATTTTGGATTTTGTCGCGGTGCTTCCGCTTGTCGTATTTGTCGATGATGGTTGTGGAGATGTATAATTAAAACTCCCCAACGGGCTCATTAAATTGGTTGAAAAAGTAGGTATCACATCACCATTGAAACTATTCCCTGCTCCGTTCGCTTCTGAACTGTAGGTAATCCCTTGTGAACCTAAACTCCAAGAATGATTTTCGGACAACGATGCATAATTAAAAATTGTGTTAATCTTAAACAAGCTCTTACCTTGCAAGCCCAAGTCTTGATCAATATAAAAAAGATGCACATCGAGTTCAGTTTTATTTCCGTCGTACAATCCAATTATTAAGGAATCATTACTTGATAAAGACCAAGCTGAAGAATCTGAAACAGAGTTAGTTATTGGGGCAATATCGCCAATGATTACGACCGCTCTGCCTCCTCCGTTTGCTCTACCACTATATAAAGGAGAAGATTCAAGCGTGGATTGGTTTAAATTCCAATCTAAGTTCGCGTTAATATCTGCTATAAAATCAGATTGTTGCCAATCATTGAGCGAGGTAGTGGCTAGATCGTAATGGTAAACATTTACGACATCAGACCCCCATAAACTCACTTCATTTCCACCGCTTACAATGTTAATATTTTCTGTAGTCTGAACTGCACCATCATAAAATTTCGGATAGGCGTGTTCCCCTGCCGTCGCATTTTGAGCAACACCTCCATCGGCTGACATATTCAGATATGTATTGCCAACATCTACTCCCGCAACTGATCCTGTGTAAGCGAAAACATTTGTGCTTACCTGGAATCCACTCGCATCAACAGTATCTACTCTTTGTGTGTCTACACCCGATAAGTCGTAAGATGTTAATGGGAAAATATCACCCACATTAATATCTGTAGCTTTAACGATTTGAATGTAAGTTTCATATGCAGTTTCACCTGCCGATACTAAATATGGTCGTGCTTCCCAATTTGCTGAATCCCATTTATACAAAAACCATCCACTCATCGGAATTTGTTGTGCTCCAACTATTGTCATATTGTAATCAAATGCTACCTTAAAAGCCTTAGTCCCATCTGACTCTAATGCGACCCAAGCAGTTTCACTTGAATCCCAAGAAAAGGTGTATATTTCATCATTGCTCACATATAAATCCGCATCTTGTATGGTTAGTGCAAAAGACTCATCTCCGTAAACTAATCCCGACGCGACTCCTTGTGTTTCTTTCGGATTAAATCTAATCGTCCCCGCACCCGTGGCTCTCGGAATCGTAGTTGTTGATCCTGTAGTTTCTCCACGATTTATTTCAATGCCCGAAATTGTTGCCGTCGTACTTCCATCATCGGATTTATTTAATTCAATAATATTATCGGAAACCTCAACGCTAGTAGTGTTGATTACCTTGGTTTCACCTGTAACTTCTAAACTACCCGCTGTAATTTTCCCTACTACATCAAGCTCACCCGTGATTGTCGCATCCGTGCCAACTGCTAAATCTTCTGCAATTTCTGCTCTAAGCCCCGATATTGCACCAAGTGCAGTAATGGAACTATTGGCTTGGACTGCACCTTTTAGAACTGAACCTAAACTAACCTCGATTGAGTTAAATACGCCCTTACCGTTCGTGGATATACCGATTCCCGTACCCGAATCCTTGGTTACCGCAAGACCGCCCGTGATGCTATTTAGATTAATATTACTAATCTGCCCTCCCAAGCTTACTCGCAGAGCCTTGATTTCCTCTCCTACGCTTTGACCGATTTTCCCAAGAATGTTTGTTGGTGTGCTCATAATTTTTTTAATTTAATTCTGTCCGTGTGTTCCGTTACTTGTGCAATTCCAATTGTAAAATAAAATCTGTGTCGTCCCCATATTCAGAACGAATCTCATCGAGCCCCGCTTCTTCAATGTAGGGAAGTTCTGTCCAAGTGCTAAAGCCATCACCTGCTTTGATTCTTTTGCTTGAGACATCAAGCCCAAGTTCACCGATAAACAGGACAGGATTATGTGTTTCCCACTCTGTTTGTGTTCCTCTTCTGATTTGGATTCGATTTGCCTGTGCCATTTCATTATTAACAGGGGTGCACTACTTCGCCACCATCGATATGATAGCATGGTATTGATGGATCAGCTAGAGCAGGGTTAGATACCGCCTCGTCTAGCTTTGTAAAACCAATTGTAAATGTTGGATCAGTTAAGTCAGTTCGTATTGTTACGATTCGCAAGATATTACCGCCATAAACAAACTTTTGATTTATTACGGGTAGACCCATATCAAAACTTGATTTACTAAAAACTAAAGCACCATCTAAATCTTCATCTACACCACCAATTACAAGCTCTGCAATTTCCTGTGTTTCTGCTTGGATACAATCATAATCAGAATCGTTAAAGCGTGCCGAATTTCCTGCGAACTTCAGCATCTCTGTAAATCCTGCCTGTATTGTTTCTTGTAGCATTTTTGGTAAAAAAAAACCCCGCCATATTGACGGCAGGGTCTCTTTCATATTTCTATAAATTTATTTTACTCCTTCTCGACTTTTTTAGCTTTTGGCTTAACCGCTTTTTCTTGTAAGCCTTCTAAAACCGCCACCTTCTTTTTAGGGAATTTTTTCAAATGTAAAAGTATGTCCTTAACTCTCATTTAGTTTTGGAGTTTGTACATTCTTGTGGCTGAAGTAAGAACTGCACCCATGTAAAGTGTAAGAGCGAAAGCATAAGTGCCTGTGTTGGCATCATACCATTGTCTACGCTGAATGGTTAGCCCTGTGCTTGGATCAGAAATGTAGTTCAAACTTGAACCTGCTGAATCGGGTGGGCTAGATGGCGGAGCAGTTACTAATGCAAGTGAATCACTAAAACCTGCTACTGCACCAACTTGACTGTCTGTTGATGAAAGTATTCCACCATTGTAGCTGTAGATATTAAATCCACGAATGCGATTAACACCGCCCTCTACAATTGAGTTAGAAACATTGAAAGTGGCGTTGGTTACTGCTGTAACTTCTTTCTCAAGATCAGCTAAAACGCTTGGATGTGCTACTAACCATCTTTGACTTTCGGGTATTCCGTCAGCATCGAATTTAGCACCAAGGTCGATAAGTTTATCCATCGTTAAACCATTACCTCCAAGATCGATATTATTGCTTCCGCTAATGGTAGCACCATTTGATCCAAGTGTATTAGTACCCAAGAGGTGATCTACAATGCCTTTTGCTAGTCCGTAAGATGCTACCTCTGCAAACCTATTAAACAGATCAATACTTGATGCATCACGCTCCGCATCAGTTAGCTTAAAAGTTACATGCTTGTGCTGATCCAAAGGAATGCTGACATCAGTCTGAACTGCATCTTCAGCATTATTTAAATAACTTGTGCTGTAGTCCTGTGCAGACATTTCGGTCAAAATGTGCGTTACAACATTTTGCCCTTTAGCAAGTGCAGTTGTGCTAAAATTTTTATGGATGTTTTTTACAAACTCCAATTTTTGGATTAAACGAGTCAACGCTTCTTGAGCGATGACATCTACTGCTACGGTATCGAATGAATTTGCCATTTTATTATTTAGTTAAAAATTACTTTTCTGTTATTTGCGTAAAAAGTTGCACGCTCTTTTGGATCACTTATTGATGCAAATTTTTCCAAGACTTCCTCTTTAGATAAGGCTCTAGCTTGTGGCTTAGTTACAACAGGCTCTACACCTAGATTTCTGAGTGCTTTAGTCAAGGCTCTCGCGTGAGCTTCTTCAGCTTCAAGTGCTTTCTTTTCTTCGTCTTCTTCAGCCTCTTCTTTTTCGTCTTCTTCAGCCTCTTCGTCATCCATAGCCTCTTTATCCTCTTCGCTTACTTTTTCATCGTCTTCCGCTTCTTCGTCATCGTAGGACTCTTCTTCTTTTTCTTCTTCAGCTTTGAAGGCTTGGAGCTTTGCACGAAGCGAATCGCATTCGTTTACGATCTCATCGTAATCTTTCTCGTAGCCCGACAGATTCTCTTGTACTTCTACGAGTTGTTTTTTTAGTGATTCGTTTTCTTCTGCTAAATCTTTGATTTGACTCATGTTATTAAAGATTCTTTGTCAACCCCTGTTGCTTCTTTATTGCTATTTCAAGGAGCATAAATGCATCACCAAAGTTTCCTACTGCATCAATTAATCCCATTTCTACAGCACCTTTCGCCATGAACGCCTGCCCTTGCATTGCCTGTTCTTTTACCGCTCGATTACTTAAAACTGCATTTTTAAATTCTCCAAAAATCTCTTCCACCTCTGTCTGCATCTGACTACGCTGTTCCTTGGTTATTGAAGTACCCTCAACACCAACACCTTTATGGGTTCCATCTTCATTTTTTATAACCTCCACCTTTATGCCCTCTTTCGCATATTGCTCTGAATGATCAGTAATTGGCAAATATACCCCGATTGAACCAACTCTTGCACTTGGTGAGCCAATAATGTCAGATGCTTGGCTTGCCACCCAATAACACGCACTTGCGATCATTCCGTCCGTAAAAGCTACAACAGGCTTTTGCTTTGCCAACCTACTAACAGCTTCGGAGGCTTCTATTACACCTTGCACGCTTCCACCACCCGAATCCATATCGAGCAAAACACCCTGCACAGAGCTATTATCAATTAAACTTTCAATCTGGTTAGTAAAACTTTCTGTGCAAACCGCACCAAGAAACACCTGTTCTAAGGGACTAGGATTTTTAACCATTAACCCCTTTAATGAAACCATTGCAATTCCATTTGCTGTTTCTAATTCTTGATTTTCTGCAATCGAAAATTCTGCTTGTTCATCTGCTGATGAAATAACGCTTTTTATGTGCTCATAAGTTGAGCTTGTTGTTAGCCAAGGCTCACTTAGTCTTTGTAGTGCTTTAAATTTCATTTTCTGTTGTTTCAATTAATGGCTCTTGTTTCCCCGTCACTTGCCCTCCTAGTCGATTTAATGCAACATCGATTGGTAAATCATATTTGTCTGCCAATTCTTGGCTTTTCTCCATAATATACGAAAATTCTTTAGCTTGTTGGTCTACTTCATTTTGCCAATCCATACCTCTCTGCCCAAAGTGATGTGCTCTTGTCATCAAGCCTGCCGAAACATCTTCTCTTTCTTCTCGCGATTCTCTACCCACATCAATTGTAAGCTTTGCGGGGGCTTGTATCCTACACTTTTGCCAACCCTCTTCGGTTGGTAATTCTCTTTCATCAATTCCTTGAGCAATAACCATTGCCCAAGTTTTATTAATTAACTTGTAAAATAATCTCTGTCGTTCTTCAAATTTCCTTTGGGCTTTGCCCATAACAAACCTTTGCGAGGGACCTGTTAATGACTGCGTGTTCCACACAAATTCGTATGGCAACCCAAGACCAACAGAAAACTCACGAACTAAAAATTCTAAGAATCCTTGAAATGTTGCACTCGGGCGATTGCCTTGAAATGCTGTTAAGGTTTCACCTTTTCTTAAAATTGGAATTTCACCACTCTGCATTTGCGAAACTGTTATTTCTGTGGGGTTTCCTTGCGAATCCAAACCTTCTATTTCAGATAACCCAAAAGCATCTTCATCGGGTTCATCGTACTCACTTTGCAACACCGCGCTAAAACTTGATAGATTTTTAACCCCAAGCTTTTCGTAAGCTAAAATTTCTTTTTTATCTCTAATGTGGGCGACTGCATGGGAAATTGAACTAATCCCACGCTGTTGGTCTGCTCTTTCGGGATCAAATAGTAAACACATCTGTGATGCAGGTACTGACCGAAAGCTTGTTTCGTCTTCGGGATTGTCGAGAATGCTATACGCCTTTGCTCTGCCTAGTGGATCGTAACTAACGCCTTGATCCCAGTCGCCCTGGTTATTGGGTGCATCTCGAATAATATCAGCCTCAATTAGTTGAAGTTTTAAACCTTCGTCTGTGTTAACATGCAGAACCCCAATATCACCATCTCTATCCAAGCAAACGCTTGCGAGTCTTTGCATATCATAAAAATGCAATCTTCCTTTTATGTCTGCTGATTGTGCCCAATTTGCAAAGTAATCTTCTGCTAAAATATTCCATTTGCCGTTATTGGTTTTGGCTTGTGGCACTAATGGGAAGCTGTACCTCGATAAGTCATCAATTGCACCTTTAACGATTCCATCGTTTGAATACAAATATCTGCCCATATCAATTAAATCGACTCTTTCCCATTTTGGTATCGGGTCTCTTTGCCTGAAAAAATTCGGTATTGCTCTGCGATTTGAGTCAGAACGCCCAAGCCCATCAATGTAAGTATTTGATCTAGCTCTCTGCTCGTTTCTTGATGACAAGCCTTGCTTGGTTTTACGCCTCTTAAAAAATTTTTTTATCATATTGCTCTATGCCTGTGATCAAAACCAAAACGCCTGCGTCTTTTGCCGTATTTTTGCGAGTCTATAGAAATTAGTTGCTGATTTGTTTCTGTTAAAAGTTCTCTAAGCTCTGAAAGTTCGGGAAGCTTCTTAGTAACTTGCTTGCCCGCAATAGTTACAGAAATTACAAGCTCGCCCGACATGACTGCTTTAATCTGTCTTACGACATTCGCACGCATTTCAAGTAACTCCGTTTCAGATAGTGAGCCAAATAGCCCCGACTCTGCACGAAGCTTAGATAATTCTTGAATTGCTGAACCATTCCCAAGCGATGCCCCTACAGAAACTCCAATACTAACTTGAGGTGTGTAAATACTAGTCATGTCAATTAAGATGCATTGTCAAGCGGTTGTGAGTCATAGCCTAGTTGCCTTGTTGCTAAAGAAGCTACAACGATCATAAGCTCGCAATCTCTAAGGTGATTGTCCCTGCGTAGTTGTCTCCATTTATAACTGATTCTGCCATTAGCCTCTTTTTTCTCTTCACGAATTTCAGCAGTTACTTGCTGAATGTATTCTTGCGAGGTATTTTTGGCTATTGTCCAATGCCCAATTACTCCGCTCATAAGTTCCGCTAAAATGTTTTTTGTCGCATCGTTTGACCAAACATATCGTTTGACTCGCTTGCCCAAGCCCTGTCTTTTTGTTCCCATTTCTGCATCTGCCCATGTTTCAGTCCAAATCTGCTTAATGGATTTCCCTGTTTTTTTATCTCGTACAGTATATTGCTTCGCCCCATCACCTCTAAAAGGTTTCCATCCATGTCGTTGACAGAATCGAATAACGCTTGCGGTATTCCAACCACAATCAATGATACATCTAACATTAGGAACATTGTTATCTTTTGCTATCTCCATTAATTCGGTTTCGCTGTATGCTTTGCCGTAAGCTACCAATCGACTGCTTGCACCTTCTTTCGCAAATGCTCGAATACAATACCAATAATGCAACCCACCACCACCTTGAACATCTACAGCCATGAAACGAGTGTATTCATCGCACCAAGTTTCACCTAGAGTATATTGATCACGCCTGTGGTCAATTGTATCATCATCTACACTTGTCATTGTTTCTTTCCACGGCTCGCCTGCTGACTCGTTAATAAAATCTTTTAATGGCTGTGAGTTGCCGTTCTTTATTGCTGTTGTCGCACTCAAAAACTCTTCTACTAAATCTCTCCACTTAACCCATGGTGGAAGAAGTGCATTCCAATAATAGCTGACCTTGCTGTTTGGTGCTAATGGGTTAAGTGCAATAAATTCACCATTGTTTGCAATTTGATCCCGAGTGCTTGGCTGATCATAAATCTTATGTTCACAACTTGTGCATTTTAGATGTATGGTTTTAGCTAGTTTATCAAAATCATAGACTCCATCTTGCTTGCAATCATCTGCCCATTTTAAATCACCCCACATTAATGGGATTAGGTCACCGCAATTCGGACACTTGTAGTGATAAGTTAATTGGTTGCCCTCTAAAAAAGATCGATGGATGCCATCGTTTTCCATGTCGGGCGTAGATACTATTATTTGCTTACTGTTCCAGTATGCCCTAGTTCTCTTCTGTACCATTTCGAGTGCTCCTTCGGGATAGTTACGAACCTCATCTAGAAACAGCCACCGCACAGGCTTTGATTGCAGTTTTGATGGACTTACCGCACCTGTAACCATAAGCGATGCGTTTACAAAGTTTGCCTGCCCTGTGGTTAAAGCATATTGAGTTGGAAGCAATTGCCTTGCTAATGGTGCACAAGTTTGAATCGTTGGGGTCATTCTTGTCTTCATAAAATAATCTGCCTCACCACCATTAGAGGTAACCCACATTGCGGGTGCGGGCTCTTGACTTAAAGCCCATGTCAGCAGACAAATTAAGGTTTGCGTTTTTGCCGATTGTGCAGAGCACATTATTGTTAATTGCCTAACTTCGGGGTCTGCGAAAGTTTCCATAATCGGACGAACCCAAGGACTGACATCGGATTTCCATAGCCCTTGGAAAGGGCTTGTTGGGTCAACTCTTACATTTTGTTCGCACCACTCCCAAGGCTTTTGCCTGTCGGGTGGCAACAAGCTTTGCTTGAAGGCTTTTTCTATGTCGATATTCATATATTCTTTTTGCTTGTGCTTTAATTTGACTCGGAGCTGTGTAATGCCCAATAGTGCACGACGAAATCTGTAGAGAGTCGGGATCAACTCCACGCCTAACCCAAAAGTTTCTCCAACCAATATCTACCGATTCTCTTAAACTTGACTGACTTTCTTGTACCATACCTGCCTTTGTAATCTGCCGTTTATTACGCTCCGTTGTGTTCCTTCAAAAGCAATCATCTTACCATCAGTTATCTCTTTGCGTATCATCCTTCGTAAAGTGACCTCGCCCTTTTTGCTTTTGTCTAAAATGTTCATGAATGTAATCCACCCTTTACCTTTTGGTTCTCTAGGCTGTTTTCTGCGGTTTCGTGATTCTACAGAATCGGGTAAACTTTCATACCATTGCTTAGTCATGTAACTCGATATTTGTTCCATACAGCCATTTATTACCCATTTTCCTCGCTTGCATTACCTCATATCCATCTTTCCAAACCACTCCATAAGCCCATCCGTTTTGATGTAAAAACCTACCTGTCATATGGCGATTGTATTCCATTTTTGTTTGTGCCAAACATCCAACGCCATAGCCTCGGCACTCGGGATGCCTAACAACGCTTGCGGATTGTATAGCGTGCGTGTGTCCATGCAAAACTGCACCACCCGATTCAGCAAATACTTCTGCGTGCTTCTTTGTAGCATTGATGCCTGCGTGATACCCATGAACAAAAGTAAGTTTGCCCAAACGATATATACCGTCATTGACATCATATGGTAACATTTTGCATTTAATGATTTTACATTTTGTCTCAATGCTTCTTGCACCCTCTTGAGCGTGATCTCTAGACAATCCATTAAACGAGCATTTTGCTTGATCCCATAATCTTTCGTCATGGTTGCCACGCAAAAAGACATGAGGCTTATATTGCCCCAAAAACTTGAGACCAAGCTGAATGTCCAAAGCCATCGAGTCCGCTTTTTCCTCGTTGCTCGCTCCTCTTCTGATAGCTCTAAAATCAAAAAGATCACCGCCAAATATTTTAACATCGGGTTTAAATTTTTTAACAAATTGTAAAAAGGCTTGGACGCTTTCTGCGTCTTGCATATCTCCGTGCAAATCACTACTAAATACCCACTTGGTCAGCTTGGATTTGAGTAAGGGCATTGTCTATTTCGCTACGAATAAGTTGGTGAGCTTGCGTTGCTGTTTTCCCGATAACGAGAGGTGCAAGCGTGTCGGGAATTGCAAGCAGAATTGATCTTGCTCTTGAACACATTTGAGCCACATCCTGTTGAGCCTGTTCGATAGGAATAAATTCCCCTTTACTGACTTCGATTTCATGCTCTAGCTTTTCGACTTGCAACCACACCCTGCGGGCTTCGCCTTCAGCTTTCGACAAATCTTCCGCATCCGTTGTAGAACTGCTTCTAGTCCTTTCACGCCAATCACGGACATCAATAATATCGTATCTACCATCCGCCATAGCCTTGGGAAAATTTTCCTCCTTCCGCCATCGCTGTATAGTTTTTCTGTCCACATCCAAAAGCTCCGCAAGCTCTGTCTGATTCTTCGCATATCTTTTTTGGTCTGTGGAATTTCCATATAAAATTAATCTCTCCGCTTGTGTTAAAGTTCCGCCCGATTGGACTTTTTTTAATATATTGGCTTTCTCTTTTTTACGGATCGCCTCAAGCTGTCCGGCAGTAAATTGTTCACTCATACAAGATGCCTTGTCAATTTGGGCTGTTTGGATTTTTATGAGACATCAAAAAATTTTCCCGCTCGTTAAAGAACCCTTGCAAGACTCTGTCTAAACCGACGATTCTTCAGAAATAAAAGATTGCTTATGAATATTCTTAGCTAATTGATACGCATTACACGCCAATAAATAGATTACAGACTTTCTTGTGTAGCCTCTATCTAAATGCTCTTGATTCATTGGTCTGCCTCTACATATCTCTGCGATGTAAAAACTAATCCTAGCAAGCTTCTCGGTCTCTTCTTCAGCGTTATCTATAAATGTCTCATTATCATTATTTGTTATTAAGTATTCGTTGCTGTGTGGCGGGCATCTTAAATCTTCCATATCAAATGCTTTTGCTAATGCTAAGCACGCATCTACTTCGGTCTGAATGTCTCCTTGATTTTGTAACATATGACTACTTCCCCTTCTTGTCTTGTGATTGTTTTCTTCTTTTATGGGATAATTTTGCAGATGCTTTATAATTCTCCTTTGCTTCATCGCTTTTTGTGCCGTTATGAAATCTGCCAAACTTTTCCGTAAAAAATGCCACATGCTTTGATAGCGAAGCTGGTGTGAAGGATACCCCACCCATCTTAGATATTTGTCTTAGTGATTTATTCTGCAATAAGTCGGGTCGCATACACCAAACCATCGCAATACTTTTTCTTGCTACACATTCTTTGTAGCCCTTGCTTTGCATATTTCCTTCGCTTAACCAAACAAACATTTCGCCTAGCATCTCGCTTAGTAAGATCATTGCTTTGTCTGTATCGTTTGACCACTCCTTTGTTTCTTCATCAAAAAAGAAGTTATCCTCGTATTTAGCATTGCCCCAATCGCCTAAGGCATACTTACGGCTAATGAATGGAGCTTTACGACTCATAAGATATCATGCACCCAAGCGAGGAAAATTAGCCCCGAAAGCATAAAACAGCTTATCCATATTAGATCATTCATTTCTTAGGGATATATGCGAAGCTTGCTGTATATCTGCCAATGGATGATGTCATAGTTTTCCTTGCGGAGTTTTTTCCAAACTGAGCTACACGCCCCAATCTAGTTGTTTTCCATTGCGGGTCTTTTCTTCTAGATACAATTAATGCGGGATTTGTTGTCGTAGAAATAAACTTTTTTCCAATTTTGTTTAGATGCTCACCGAGCCAACAGGACAAATAATGTCCAAGCCCTATGCCTTGATAATCGGGCAATATTACCAATCTATGACCACGATAAGCATTTTTTAACACAGGATGCGGAAATGGTAATGCTGAAATAAACCCGCATAGATTGTTTTCCGCTGTCATCACAAAAGCTTTACTAGCTTTGTTGTGGGCTGTGTTTAGATAGTGGTAACGAGCAAAGAAGTTCCATAGCTCTTGCTTTCTTGTTTGTGCGTCAAAGATTTCGATTCTGATTGGTGGTCTGTTGTCGGGAGTTTTTTTTTGAGCCTCATGCTGTTTGTACAAAAGACCCAATCGGGCTGTAACCACTCTTCTACATCATAATGACAAGTACACGCTATAAACTGCTTGTCAGTTCTTCTAATTGCTTTCTGCATAGCGTAGCTTCCGATCTTTGCAACATTTCTATCGACGACAGATGTAAATTCGTCAAAAGCGAACATATTTGGAGCTTCTAACAATGCTCTAGCAAGCTCTACACGCATTTTTTCGCCATTACTAAGCACATGATATGGTTTTAACCATGATGGCGGGCTAGAAAACCCAACCGCATTCAATGTTTTACATATTTCTGCCATTGAAACGCTTTCGGGCATATCATCAACCACAGCGGTAGCCGTAAATTTATGATTTTGTGCTATGTAATCACCAAAAAGCTCTTTTAAGATCGTTGTTTTACCTGTCCCACTGGCTCCCACGATTAATCCGATTGACCATTTATCGGGTAATGCAATTGAGCCTGTAAAACGCTCTACAATCTTTTTGCTCTGTAGATCATACTTACCGATTACAGATTGAACTCGAAAAGAATCCTCGGGCTCGCTTTCTCTTACAATGTCAAAATTTTGCACTCATAACCCTCCGCACACAATTCTCTGTATAGCTTTTCCTGTTGCTGTTCGTTTTTGCACTTAATTTCCAATGCAAAGTATTCGCCTAGATTGTCCGACAAGTCATCCGTCTCTGTGTCTTGATGAAACTCACTCATAAGCTTTTCCAAGCTGTTATCGTCAAAGCCTGTCACATCTAGATCAATTTCCCCTGTGTCTAGCTGTTCGATCATGTCTTTCAATGATGCACGATCTATTTCCGCAAGCTCTGCGATTCTATTGTCAGCTATAAGATCAGCCCACTCTTGGGCTTCGTTTTCGTAATCTTGATAACTAACAGGGACTTGTTGAAGTCCTAAATGCTTTGCAGTTTCTAATCTTCCATGACCACGAACAATAAACCCGCTTAGATTACTTACAACTATCGGCAACCTCCAACCTTGAAATCTAATAATCTTACCAAGTAGCTTTATTTGCTTTTCTTCATGTGTGTTAGGATTTCTTGGATTCGGGATAACTTCGTCAATGTTTACGAGTTTCTCGCTTGTGTGATTTATTATTGGTTGTTGCTCGTTGTTATCCATGTTTAAAAAAAATTACTTACTGTAATCCTGTGCCATAATTGTCTTCAGCATATTATTTTCTACCCATAAATCGTGCTCTGTTTCGTTAAGTGCTTTTCCGTCTAGATATATTTTATTGCCGTCTTCTGTCTGCTCGTAACGCACTTCATGCTCTCCGCTCTTGTCATGTATTGCTATAAAATGCATCATTCCTAAAGCTACTTCTGCATTTGGCAAATGATTACGCTTAACGATCCATTCGTGGCATTGATTCCAATTCTTATCTAAGAATCTCGCAAGATCAGCCATTCGTGCATCACCACGATCTATTACTCGCTGTGTTTTATCTAAAATTGCTTGCAGTCGCATCTCGTATAGATTTATGCGATCTATCGTACTTGTCAATCCCTTTAATATTTTGATCCGAGCCATGATGAAAAGTCCTCCTGTTTTGCTTGTGGTTTATATGGCAAGAAGCTGTGTCTTCTTGCTGTAAATTTTGAAGGCTTCCATCTCATGTTAGAGAACTTGCAACCCTCGTAGCTTTTCCAATCTCCGTAGAATGTAGCGGTCTTTTTCTTGCACTTGCTCATATACAAAGATCGCACTCGCTTATGATTTGGGTGCTTGTCTGATATATTAGAAAGCCATGCTGTAGATAAAGATGATCCTACTATCTGTGTCATTGCTCTAGTATCTGATAAGCTACCCTTGAGTGCGGGCAATTTCAACAGCTTGCGAACCACTTCGTAGCTTTGCTCCCAATTTAACCAAGTTCCGTTAGTCATTAGAATGTCCGAAGCTTCATAGTCTAGCCAAGTTTCTGTTTTTGGCGTACATGGAAATGGGTGACAAA